TACTTTACCAGATCATTTAGATCCTTTATATATGTATCTATATTTGCATCGGCAAGAAATTTGGACCATAAGAACACTGATTTACCCTTCTTGAGCTTTTCAATCATCTTCTTTTTACCAGCCTCGTCATTATCCATAAAATATCTAACTGTTTGAATCTCATCAAACTCATCAGTATTTCTACCAACAGTTGCAAGTCCTATTGTATTCTTCATAAACTTGGCATCAATTGGTCCTTCAAATAAAGTGAATGGACGACCAAAGTCAATACTCATAATACCAAATAGTGTTGAGATCCTATTTAATATTTCTTTGTTTTCAGAAGTCATTTCTGGGAATTCTAAGCCAAAGTCTTCATACATTTTACTTAATTCAAATGTCAAATACTTGCTTTTATAAGATCCTATACCACGAGCTTGATAGCCTAAAATGGCATTTTTACCAGGAACTCTGTTTAGGATCAAAAGTTTTTTGTTCTTGGGTTGATAAAGAAAGTCATCGCACATATAATGTAGCATACGACCTCTTAAATAAAACCATGCAAAATCTCCAGGCTCAATACTTACTGCACCTGTTAATTTTTTAAAGTCTTCAATTGGAATTGCTAGTTCTGCAGCTTGTAAAAGTACAGCATGTTGAAGTGATTCTGTTCTAGCAACAGTCATGCGATTCTCTTTAACAATATCAATTACTGCTAATGAATCTTCCGATGAACTTAGTCTAAAGCCAAAATGTTTTAAGAATGCATGTACATCACTATGTTCTCCACAATTGTAACAGTGATATTGTAAGGTATCCCAAAAAAGATTGCCACGTTTCTTTAAGCCATCTTTAGTTGAATCACCACAAAAAGGGCATGCCAGAGCTAATCGCCCTGGCATTTCCTTAATCATTTGTTTTTGTGAATTTGTGTGTTCTTGAACAACGACTTGTTTAACCAGTTGACGGATTTTGTCTTTTAAATCATCACTGATATTAGCCATTATTAAATGTCTAAGTCGCTTAAGAATGAATCTAAATCGTCAGCATCGTCTGTGTTAACAGATGCAGTTGCTGATGGTGCAGAAGTAGTCATTTCTAAATCGAAATCCTCACTTGCTGTTGCAGCAGCTTTAGTTGGTGTAGCTTTTTTCTTTGGAGTTGGGCTTGTTAGCTCATCCATTGCTGATCCACCTGGTGTCAAATATTGACGTAAAGTTGCATTAACGAAGTCTCTAGTTTGGTCGTCCCATACTTGGTATTCGTAAGCTGTCAAATCTGGTGCTGATGTGATTTCTTCTTTGATAGAAGCCATAAATTCTGCATTACGTTCTGCTGCTTTACCATCAATTGTGATTGGTGAGCGTGCTGATGAGAATTTTGATTTGTCGTAGTTATTGAATTCACCTTGACGAGTGATGATTAACTCGAAGTTTTTACCTTCAAAAAGGTCAAAGATCTGAGTTGGTTCACCAAAGTCTGGTTTCAATTCTGCGTCAATCTTTTCTTTGATTTTGTAACCAAATTTAAAGATCTTATATGTACCTTCTAAGTCAGGATTTTGTGGATCTTTAATGATTTTGATAAGAGCGTAATACTGTTCACGTCTTTTTAATTTCTCAGAGATCTTGCGATCAACAGCTGAGTCTGATTTACGTAATTTCCAAAATGCATCTGCGATTGGACATTTTTCACCAATAGAAGTAGGTGAGTCAACTAGTTTACCTTCGCCTGATGCGTCAGTCAACCAATGTACATACTTTTTAACTAGTGAATTACGTGGATTTTTTGGATTTGGTACGAAGCGAATAAGTGCTTTGTAAGTTCCGTCTTTACCGTCATCTGCGGTAGGTTTGTACACTTCTGAGTTAGAAGTTGTTTGTACTGCGTGGGTATCAACTGCGTCGACCCCAAGATTGAAAATGTCAAATTCTGCCATGTCTTTAATTCTTTAAATTGTTTAGTTCTTTAATTGCGTTAATGCCTTTAAGTGCGATAACAATACTTATACCGTATACCCTAAGATATGTTTCAAAAATAGTGAAAGATAACCCGGGATTGGAGCTTATACATAAAGTATCACCTTCTATATATCCTTAGAACGTTAGAAAAAGACTGCCAAATGGCTGTTTTTTTACAAATTCTGCGATATTTTTTTCATTTGTTGCTAGGGAAAATGGCTTTTCAAAGCGATCTATGTTAGAATCTTTCCACCATGTATAATGAAATGAAATCCATAGACTTATATTGTGTTTACTACATGTTTCAAATAGTTCAGGGATAATATGTTCTTCACCACCTTCAATGTCCACTTTAATAAAGGACACGTCTTTGGCCTTTTTAAGTATATCACTAAGAGTTATTGTTAGGACTTCTGAATCATCTGTGTTAGTTGACTCGTTTTTTAATTGGCTAGTTGAGTCGCCTAAGTCGGCTTCTCTATTAGTATTAGAGCCAAAGAATAATTTAACATTAGATTCAGAGTAGATAGGTCTGTCTATTACTTTGACATTCTTACAGTTAGATGATTTTAAGTTGGCTTTTAAGGCTTCTAATGCAATCGCATCTGCTTCTACTGCAATAACTTTGTTAAAGTTCTTAGATAACCAAATTGCTGTGGGACCTATCCATGCGCCTATGTCTATTGCTGTTTTTGTAGGATCTTTTACTATGTCAAAGACACTATAAGTATCATTCTCCCAATTGCCAGATGACAGTGCATCCATAAACCACTGATAATTAACTATTTGTGAGTTTTTTGAGGGATCAAATGAGTAGTCCACTCCGTGTATTAAAAAATTATTCATTTATTTTCACTTTTTTTGAAACAGTTTTTCAGCACTAGCATATAACTAAAGTCTTTAAGCCCAGAGGTAAGATTAGGGCTGGACCAAATTAGATCCAACTAGGTGATTTAGGAAATAAGCATCTATTAGGTCATCAAGGGGCTTCGGCACTTTTTTGGTAACCTCCAAAGTTTTAACGAACTCAAAAATAGGATGAGACTCAAGAATTGGATCTTTCAAACAATTTTCTAAGAATTTCCCCCAGAGTTCATCTTTCTTCATATTACCCTTACCAGCATGTTTCTTGATAGTTGAAGGGGCAATAGTCATAATATCCTTAGGACCTATAGTATTTATTATCTCTAGTTTTAAGATTGCTGCAGCAGCTGCCATATCAATAATATTATTGGTGCCAGCACTTGATCCATAAGAAGAACCTTCAAAGGCAAATAAGTATGGATCTTCCCATCTAGTATGAGTTAAGATAATATTAATAATATCCTTTGAGATGGTCTTATATTTTAAGATCTTTGCAAGTTCTCCTTCTGAAAATTCAGTTTGAGAAGCAAAGTTTGGTTGTTTGACCATAACACAACCTTCTAAGACTGACATTTCTTCTTGCATCTTTTGTTCTGCCTTCGTTCCCGTTTTGGGTTTAAGGTATGAAACAAAAACGTAATTCTTGTCGATTGTATTGTGGATGCAAATTCCTGGGGAATTTATAGAGAAGTCAATTGAAACTATATTCATTAAATTACACGTGAGCCAAGAGCAGAACCTAAAGCGGCTCCAACAAGTCTTGAAGTTAAAAGATCAAACAAAACGCCTGAATGTATACCTAATACATTAGCAATAACTTTACCAATTGATTTACCTAAAGCAAATCCTGTTAGACCTCCTAGGATAGTTCCTAAAAATCCTTCATTAGTAATTTCTTCATTGAATCTTTCAAGATCAATTTTACCAGATTCATCAGTATATTGTTTCAACCATTCTGTAATGGCAGCATCAACTTTTTCTTCTAATTCTGGAGACCATTCTTCCTGTAGGGCCTCATTTAAAGCCTTGATATCGGGATTAACAGTTTCTTGTAAGTGTTCAACAAATGTTTTCATATAGTATATATCAGATTAATCCAACTCTATTTTAAGGTTGAATTTGTTGTAATTAAATGTACAATCAAATGTAGAAAACTGAGCAACGTTAGTACTCATATTTAATTCAAGTTCACCAAGTTCTTTAAAGATCAATTTTTCAAACTTAGCTGTTGCTAAAATATTTCCTTCGGCATCTAGAATATTAAGACTAACATCTTGAATAAATGGCTCTTTTACATCTTTACTGTAATAATAAAGCAAAGTATCTAACATGATCCAATAATTAATAAAACCATCCAAAAGTTGCATAGTAACAGAAAACTCTCTGTTAATTGTATTTTGAATTGGAATAGCACCTCTGTGATATGTAATAGTACCGTCGTTAAAGTTTTGTTCAACTGGATCAAATGCAATTCCTGGCATTGAAATTCCCTGAATACTATAATTAATATAGTCAATAGGCTCACTAAGCACAGATCCTGGTATTCTGTTCAAATAGTTTTTATATTTGGCAGCTACTTCATCAGGTATAAATTTCCTAGGAAACTTAAATTCAAATAGGTTATTTCTAGAATTT